GATACCAGAGTTACTTCTGCTGAAGGCAGTATAACTTCACAAGCAAGTTCAATAACACAGTTGCAAACTGATGTAGGGAGTAATAGTGCAAGTGTTACTAGCCTACAAACGTCAGTCACTAATCTAGAAGGTGATGCTCAAGCAGCCTATGTTTTACAAGTACAAGCAAATGGATCTGTTGCAGGTATGGTGATCGAAGCAAATGCCTCAGGAGCAACCACAGGAACAGCAGTTCAGTTTGTTGCAGATAAATTTGCAATTTGGAACGGTTCAACAGGGACAGCGCCTTTTATTGTCAGTGGTGGCACAGTTTACATCGACAGTGCACGTATCCAGGACGGAGCTATAACAAATGCACGTATTGCTAATGCAACTATTGAAGGGGCTAAGATAGCGGACGCAGCTATCGTAACAGCTAAAATAGCAGATGCAAATATTACAACAGCTAAGATTGCTAACTTAGCTGTAACTAACGCAAAAATTGGCAATCTTAGTGCTACTAAAATTACTTCAGATCAACTAGACTCTGCACGTATTAATGTTGATACCCTTAACGTAAAACATTTTGATAACGTTAGTACAGATATAAAAGCCCACACAGGAGCTTTTGTACCTTTACAAGTGTTCGGTAGTTCCTTTCAAAGAGCTTCTACTAATTTTTCAGTACAGACACAGACAACAGGAACTTACTTATCTACTACTATAGGAAGTGTTAGAAACAATGCTAAGTATCAAGCTATATGGACAGGAGTTTATGGAGACTGTACCAACGGCGTATTAGAATACAGTGTAAACGGTTCTACTTACGTACAGGCAGCAGGTGGTATACAAAACGTTACCATGGCAGCAGGTACTTTTAGGACTTACGTGTTCGCATATTCAGGGACTATAACAGGACTATCTAGTACATCAACAACGGTTTACTGGCGCGTAAGATGGTTAACTAAACTTAGAAGCACATACCAATCTTTGTATGTGTTTATAGACAATACACAATAAGATGGCAGATTACACGATATACAAAACAGCAACCGGTGACATAACAACATGCGGTACTACTAATCTTACAGTTAATGACATCATTTTAGAAAGTGATGAGTCGATTATTGAGGGCATGTATGAGGCAGAGAAGTACAAAATTATTGATGGAGCTGCAGTTGAGCAAACATTAGAAGAAGATATAAGGACACCTAGGAACGTGCTACTTGCAGAATCTGACTGGACGCAGTTGTCCGATAGTCCTTTAAGTGATGCAAAGAAAACTGAGTGGGCTACCTACAGACAGGCTTTGCGGGATCTACCTGCTTCTACAGATGACCCGATTGTTTGGCCAACTCAACCAGAATAAGGTAATATATAGACATGGCGTACAAGAGAAAAACAACTACAAAAAAACCAACACGTAAAAAGTCTCTTACCAAAAGGCAAGAAGCTAGTATGAAAAGGCACTCTAAGCATCATACTCTAAAACACATGAGGTACATGAAGAACCTTATGATGAAAGGCAGTACCTTTAGAGATGCCCATAAGAAAGCACAAAAAGCAGTAGGTAAGTAATGTACGAATACAGTTGCGGTATAACTAGGATCGTGGACGGAGATACTGTCGACGCTGAGATAGACTTAGGCTTTGATATTATTTATAAAAGCCGTGTCAGGTTGTACGGTATAGATACTCCTGAATCACGAACACGTGATTTAGATGAAAAAGCTAGAGGTAAACTAGCAGCAAAATTTTTATCTGATGCCATCTTGCATGCAGATACATTAGTCATACAAACAAAACTAGATAAGAAAGGGAAGTTCGGTAGAGTTCTAGGCGTTATCGTTGCAGATGGCGTGGATCTAAACCAAGCGCTTATAGACAATCATCTAGCTGTTGCCTACACAGGTCAGAGCAAAGATGATGTAGAAGCACAACATTTAGCAAACAAGGAGGAGCTGTTAAAGCTTGGAAAATATGAAGAAGTTATTAACTAATATCGTAGGGAGCGTAGCTCCAACATTAGGTGCAGCACTAGGTGGCCCATTAGGTGGTATGGCTGGTGATGTTATATCTAAAGTTTTAGGTGTAGAAAACAATCCAGCATCATTAGAAAAAGCAATTGCTACTGCAACTCCAGAACAGCTAATGGAGATAAAGAAAGCAGAGATAGAGTTTGAAGCTAAAATGAAAGAGCTGGATGTTGATATCTACAAAATAGAAGCTGAAGAAAAGAAAGATGCACGTAAACATTTCTCTAAAGATTGGACAGCAAGAATCATAGGTATAGCCATGGTTGGTGGTTTTCTTGGTTATATCTTTCTCGTAACGCTACAACCACCAGAGCAAAACAGTGAGGCCCTGATTAACCTCGTGCTAGGCTACTTAGGTGGCTTAGCGTCTGCAGTCATATCCTTCTATTTCGGGGCCTCCAATAAACAAGAATGACCGAAGCGATTACGGTAATCCAAGAAGTTGGTTTTCCTATAGCAGCTGCAGCTGGTTTAGGTTGGTTTATTTACAAACTTATAATGCGTATTGTTGATGGCATGGAGACTAAACTAGACACCGTTGATGAAAAAGTAGAATCACAGATAGCTGCCATTGAAGAACGACTTGGTACAAAACTTGACGCACAACACGGTATTTTAGTAGCATTAATAGATAGGGTTCGTAGTTTGGACAATGAAATCATTAGACAAGATACGTTAATTAAAACTATTTTAGGAGTGCCGCAGCTAATTGATAGCAACAAGATAGCTAAGGCAGATAGAAATGACCAAAGGAAAGATTAGTTTAGTACTACTTTTTGCAGTTAGCATCAGCGCTGATGAAATGGTCCATAAATTCAAGAGCCCATCTTTTAGTGGAGTAGGCACCTCTTCGCATTACCTAACTATTGAGAATCAAGAGTATAATAGAAAAGAAGCTAACAAGGCTGAACTGAAAGCCTATAAAGAACAGTTAAAAAGGGACGCCGAAAACACTACACTTGCCAGGTTCATACGTAACCTAGAAAGTAGAATCTACGCACAATTGTCTAGGCAATTAGTAGATGCACTATTTGGAGAAACACCTAGTACGTCAGGTGTTTTGGAGTTGATGGGTAATACTATTGAGTATTCTGTAAGTGAAGACGGCACAATGATAACGTTAAAAATTACAGATGCTGAAGGAAATACTACAGAAATTACCGTACCTATTGGTTCCTTTACTTTCTAGTTGTGCGTCACTGCTATTTGACCCAATAGAAAATAATATAACCCCAGTACGACATATAGAAGAAGCTACTATAGATGAGCTAGTTATTACTGAGCTCGCAGATGTTCGTACGCCTACCAGAAAACCAACAGTAGCAGTGTACGCAACATCATTTACAGATCAAACAGGTCAAAGACTTAGCAATTCTATGTATGCAAGTTTTTCTACAGCTGTTACCCAACAACCAAGTGCTTACTTGATTAAAGCTTTGAAAGATGCAGGTAGCAATAATGGTGGTTTCTTTACCGTGGTCGAACGTATAGGTATAGATAACCTTACAAAAGAAAGACAAATTATAAGAAGCGGCAGAGAACAAAATAATGAAAACTCGCAACTGAACACACTTTTGTTTGCAGGTTTACTTATAGAAGGGTCTGTTGTTTCATATGAATCTAACGAGACTAGCGGAGGCGCGGGTGCTCGTTATCTAGGTATTGGTATATCTAAGGCCTACCGGACTGATAAATTAACGATCCAGCTTCGTTTAGTATCAGTTAGTAGTGGCCAAGTGCTAGTTGAAAAATTAGTAACGAAGAGCATTCTTAGTGTATCATTAAGTGACGATGTGTTTCGCTTTATCGAGGATGGCACTGAGCTAGTCGAGATAGAAAGTGGTGTAGTAAGGAACGAGTCAGGAAGCCTTGCTCTGCGCTCTGCTATAGAAACCGGCGTTTTAGAAATAATCAAGGAGGGTGAACAAGCTGGATATTGGAGCTATAAATGAAAAAACTTTTACCCTTGTTATTAGTTGGTTTTTTGTATGCGGATAACGAAGTTTACATTGATCAGTCTGGGAACAACGCTAATATAGATGTTGAACAACTAGGTTCAACTAACCTTATTGGTGGCCTAAACTCATCAACTGGCATTTTAACTGCCCTCGATCTTGATGGTTTAAATCTTACTTTAGATATAAATCAAATAGGTAATTCAAATACATTCTTAGGTGATATTTACGGAGATAGCATTACTGCTTTCTTTGAATTTGATGGAGACAGTAACGACTTTACTATACAAGTAGACCCGACTAATACTTATGGTGCTGATTCAGGTAACTATAATGTAGATGTAACTGGTTCAAGTAATGACTTTACTTTGGACGTAGGTACTAGTGCTTTAGCTTCTACTCTTGATCTTGATTGGATTGTAAATGGTGATTCAAACACCTTTGATTTTGATATAAATTATGATTTAGGAACGTCATATGTTGATGTGGATGGTGATTCCAACACAGTAAACTTTACAGGAAGTGGCTATCAAAGTGGATATTTTTACCTTGACCAAACAGGAAGCAGTAGAACCTTTAACATTACGCAATCTTCTACATTGGCCAGTGACTGGCTTAAACTGGTTACTACTGGCAGCAATGGTACTATTTGCGTCATCCAAAATGATGGCGGCACAAGTACCACTTGCTAGTATTGGAGATGTTACTGAACTAAAAGGCACTGCCGAAGTTATTAGAGATCAGCCCTACGGGGCTGAGCTAGATTTTGACATCAAACAACTTGATGATGTCCGTACTACTGCGGGCAGAATTGCTATTACTTTTTTAGATGACTCTGTTGTTAAACTAACAGAACATTCTAAGTTAGTTATTACCAAGTATATATTTGACCCTGACCCTTCTAAGGGAGAAGTAGCAATGAAATTTGCTAGCGGTACAGCTAGGTTTATTAGTAGTAAACTAGGAAAAATTGATAAAAAGAACTTTAGACTCTCTACACCCACAGCTGATATTGCTATCAGAGGTACCGACTTTACCTGTACGGTTGATGAGTTGGGGCGTTCTCTCATTATTTTATTACCTGACGCTAATGGTATATCTAGCGGTGAAATACTTGTTACAACTGCTATGGGAACAGTTACTCTTAATAAA